CTGTTTGAGGTAAAAATCAACAGCGAGCAGTACAAAAGCGAGCAAAAGCTGATACGCGACAGCCTGGGGCAGGTAGCGCTCGACATCGAAAAGACCCGCGCGGCGCAGAAGAAGCTCAACGACGAGCGTAAGGCCAGCAAGGTGGGCGATGCGCAGTATGCCGAGCAGTCGGTGAAGCTGCGCGAGCAGCTTAAGGGCCAGCTGGCCGACCAGCGCGATTTAGAAAAGGGCCTGGCCACCAGCCAAAAGGCCTACAACGCGGCGGCCGGCTCAGCCGAGCGGCTGCGCGCCCAGCTTTTTGAGCTGAAAACGGCCTACTACGCCATGAGCGAGGCCGAGCGGCAGTCGGCCGAGGGCAAGGGGCTGCAACAGCAGGCGCTGGGCATATCCGATGCGCTCTCGGCCATCGAGAAAAGCGTGGGCACGGCCAGCCGCGACGTGGGCAAGTACGGCGACGCTTTTAAAATGGGCCTGGCCCCGGTGGTGGCGGAGCTGGTGAAGATTGAGGCCGAGCTAAAAGGCGTCGATGCCGCCAGCGAGCAGGCTGCCATGCTCAACCAAAAGCGCATTGGTTTCATGACGGCCGCCCAGCGGGCCGCGGCGCAAGCTGGCATCACCGATTTTGCCCAGGCCAAGGCTACCATCGACCAGTATGCGCAGGCCTTCACGCCGGCCGTGGAGAACCTGCGCCAAGTGCAGCAGGAGCAGCAGCAGGCCGGCCAGACGGTGGGCCAGAACTCCGAGCAGTACCAGGCGCTGGGCTTCCGGGTAGCCGGCGCGCAGAAAGCGCTCGACGATTTGGTTGCCGCCCAGCAAAAAGGCGAGCAGGCCGCCCAGGGCGGGGCCGCCGCGGCCCAGAGCCAGGCGGCGGCGACTACTGTAGCGGCAAACTCGCTGGCTGGCCTGCGGGCGCAGCTCGTGCAGCTGGAGCAAACCCGCGAAACGCTCGACCCCACCACCCAGGAGGCGCAGGAGCTGAATACCACCATCCTGACGCTGCGCACCAGCATTCAGCAGGCCGAGGGTAAGATTGACGAGTTTGGCGAGCGGGTGCAGAAGAACATCAAGCGCGAAAATTTCGACACGGTGACCGACGCCGTGGGCGGCCTCACCGCCGCGCTGGCCGTGGGCAACATCGTTTTCGGAGATAACACCGATGCGGCGGCAGCCCAGGCGAAGGCCTTGCAGCTGATGGCCATCGCGCAGAATGCGCGCGCCATCGCCATCGGCCTCGACTCGGCCAAGGATGCCGCGCAGATTGTGCTGCTGAAGGCTAAGAGCATTTTTATCAAAGAAGAGGCGACGCTGACGGCCGCCGCCGCCGTGAGCACCGAGGCGCACGCCGCGGTAGCGGCTGCCGACGCCACGGCCATCGAGGCGCAGGCCGGCGCGGCCGCGCTCAACGCCGAGGGCCAGGCGGCCAGCGCCGCCGGCACCGCGGCCAGCACCGTGGCCACCGAGGCGCAGGTAGTTGCTACCGAGGGCGCGACGCTGGCGCAGCGGGCGCTCAACCTGGCCATGAAGCTCAATCCCATCGGGCTGGTAATCATTGCCGTCACTGCCCTCGTGGGGTTGTTCCTGGCCTACCGCAACAGTAGTGAGGCCACCCAGCAGAAGGTAAAGAACTTCGCCGAAACGCTGCTGCGCTTCACGACGCCCGTGGGGCTGGTGTACACCGGCATCGAAAAGCTGTACAACAAGTTCGCGGCGGTGCGCGCCGTGCTCGACCCCGTGATTGCGGGGTTTGAAAAGGTAGCTGGCAAGTCGCTGGAGGTGGCGCGCAGCTTTGGTGAGTCCATCGGCCTGCTCGACACGGCCAACGAGAAGGCCATCAAGGCCGCGCAGCAGCGGCTCGAACAAATTGACGCGCTGAAAACCGCTTATGCACAGGAAGCCAAAGCAATGGAGCTAGCCAGCTTTAGCATGGACAAAGTGCGCGAGCGGGGCCGCAAGGGCTTGGCCGATGAACTGTTCGAGCGCACTGAGTTGAATAAGAAGCTTGACGCTCAGGACCGTGAGAAATACGCAAAGGAGTTGGCTAACATTGACCGCAAGCGGGCGGCAAACGAGCAACTGAGCGACCAAGAAAAGAAGCTATCGGATGAGCGATTGAAGCGCGACAACGAGGCGCTGGCAGCACAAAACGCACTCAATGCCTATGACTACGAGACAATCGAAATTCGCCGGGCGGCCCGCCAGCAGGAGGCGCAGGACGTGCAAACCAACACGGCCCGCGCTGCGCAGAACCTTGCCCGGCGCATCGAGCAGCAGGACGCCGCTGAGAACGCAGCACTGCAACGCAACATTTCCCGCATTGCCTTGCGCCTGAGCGCAGTACAGAAAGGCACACTAGAAGAGTTGCGCCTGCAACAGCAACAGGTGCAAGCGCAGGCCACACTCGACATAAAGCAGGCCAACGATACGCTGCGCGAAAAGCAGCGTGTGCGCGCCCTGGGCTACGCCGACGAGCGCGCCGCGCTGGATAAGCAGCGCGACGAAGCGCTGAAAGTATTCGGCCTCACCGAAGAGCGCCGCAGCCAGATTGCCGCCGACTATGCCCAGCAGCGGGTTGAACTGGAAGAGAAGTATAGTCTCAAGGCGGCGCAAGATGCGGTCAAAAACATTCCTGTAGTGCGCGCCCAAGCCAACCAGGCCAGCCTCGCGCTTGACGAAGAGTTTCAGCGTAAGTCCAGCGTGGTGGCCTTGCAGGCGCTGGCTGAACGCAATGCCCAGCAGTTGAGCATGGCCCAGGTGGGCACAACACAGCGGCGCGACCTGGAATTAAAAGCTATCGAGCTGGAGCAAGAGTTAGCGATAGCTGACCTTGATAAGCGGCTGCTGAGCAACCTCGACTATCAGACGAAGCTTTCAGCTATCCAGCGCGATGCGATTGAAAAGCGACGGGCCCTGAGTGAGCAGGATACACAGCGCGTGCTTAATCAGCTATCAGCAGAGCAGCGCGGTGCCGAACTCAATCAGCAGAAGCTGCTGGCCGGGCAGGATGAGGGCCAGCAGCTACGCATTCGCGCCAGCAAGCAGTACTACAACGAGGTGCTACGGGCTGAGATTGACAACTACACCGCCGGCGTAGTGGCCACAAAGGCGGGCACTACTGAGCGTGAGAATGTTGAGAAGCAGCACGCTATCAACCTGCTAAACATCGAGCGTGACAGCAATCGGGCGCAGATAGACCTCATCACCGAAAAGTATCAGCGCATTAGCGCGCTGGCTTCACAGTCGATTGGCGCGCTCTCGACCATTGAAGACGCCGCCAGCCAGCAGCGCCTCAACCGCATTGATGCTGAGATAAATGCCAGCACTACCAGCGTGGCGCGCAAGGCAGTACTTGAAAAGCAAAAGACGCGCATTGAAGCGCAGGCCGCCGAGCAGCGTCGCAAGATTGCCAAGGCCGAGGCCGTAGTGAACCTGGGCGCGGCTGTGCTGCAAATCCTCAAATCACCCGCCGCGCCCTTCGTAGAGCCGGCGGCCAGCATCGTGCGTGGCCTCGAAATCGCAGCAGCTACGGCCACGGCCTACTCGCAATTCCGGGCAATGGATGCGCAACGCTTCAGTGTGGGCGGCTTGGTACACGGGCCGGGTGGCCCGAAAGATGACCGGGTGCCCGCGTTGCTGAGCGCGGGCGAAGGTGTAATGACAGCGCAGGCCGTCAAGCTATTCGGCCCAGTGCTTTCTATGCTCAATGTGCTCGGCGGCGGCCGGGCCTTCTACACTGACCCGACACCGGCCAGCACCTGGGCGCGCTACGCCGAGGGCGGCGTGGTGAGCAGCAGCGCCGCCTACCTGCCTACCATTCGCACGGGCGGGGTTATGATGGCCGATGCACCCGCGATTGATTATGAATTGCTGACGGACATGATGGCCACGAAGATGGGCGCGGCCTTCGTCAGCGGTGCCAAGGCCTTGCCAGCACCCGAAACCAACCTCACTGAGCTGCGGCAGCAGATGCAGCAGCTTGATAAACGCGACGCCGAAACCAACATCTGATATGCAGCTAATTGACCTTCTTAATCAACTAGACCAAGCTGGCATCCTGACGCAGCTCTACCAAGCGGGCGTGGTGAATCTGAAGGCTTACTCGCACCGCGAGATTTTGCTGACCTACCGGGCCATGCTGGCCAACCCCACTTATACTGACCAGCCCAGCCAAGCCGCACGTGCGACCGCAACTGGGCTGGGCATTGGGTTGCGCACGGTGTATCGCGCCATTGGCGAAATGGAGCAGGTGGTTGCTACAACACCAAACTTAAAACCAGAGTAGCTGACCCGTGAGCAGGTACACTACTAGCCGAAATACGGCTAGCACCAGGCCCGAAAACACGAGCAGCCAGGCGATGGGGATGGCGTTGCTGAAGAGGTGGTACCACCAGGGACGCGGGCGGGGCTTTCGCACGGTGCCAAGCTACGAAGACAGGCGTAGTTTAGCTGAATGAAAACACGACTGCTACTACTCTCGCTCCTGTTAGTGTCCGGCCTTTCATTCGCGCAAGGCGGCGCCAAAATGCCTGCCCCTGTGCAGACATCTACCAAATTAGCTACTGCCGCCCCGCAATCAGTAGCTCGGCCCGCTGATACTCGAATGAGTGAGAAGGACTACTATAAAATGATGTATGAGCAGGCGAAAGAATCAGCATCTTCTGCTAATGACCTCACGCGATGGACGCTAGAAAGCGTAGGCTTGGTAATAGCTTTAGTATTGGGAGCTCAAGTATTATTCAATTACCGATTAGGTAAGCAAGAGCTAGCAGCTATCCGGGCAGATATACAGGCACAAGTTGTTACAGATATAGAAAATAGAGCAAAGGATATTGAAGCAAGATTAACTGCTGGTAATAATCGGGAATTGGATAATACAAAAGAAGCGCTCAAGCAAGCTATTAGTTTAGTATCTCGTGAATTACAAGATGAGATGGCATTGCTAGCGAAGGAGGTTGATACTTTCCCAATGTATGTATCTGCAAACGAATATCTTGCTAGGAAAGATTATCCCTCTGCCTTGAGCGCATTTCTGCCGTTTGCTGAAGCTCGTATAGCTGCAAACCCAAGTGATACCTACTTGCCCTATTCAGGCATATCATACTTTGCAAACATTGATGAGATTCAAGAAGCAGATTATAATAGGTTAGTTGCCATTGGTAAAATCATAGAGGTTAAAAACAATTCTGCTTATACCGGATTTTGGAAATGGCATTTAGATAGGCGTCCTGTGTATCGCATGATACACGACGAGCGAGGAGCGCATGTTAAACAGTATATTCAAAATGCTCCGATAGCGCCTAAATAACTATTTACAGCAGCCGAATCAATTCCACCGCCGTGCTGGGCTGGCTATCCTCCCAAGCGTCCACCTTATTAACAAAAAACCACGCCTGCTCATCGTCGAGCCACACCGGTACGAGCTGGTCGAAGGCCACCACGTCGGCCGCACTCAGGTGCACGTAGGGCCGCAGCACCAGCGGCCGTACCAGCGCCGCCGCCAGGTGCGGATAGTAGCGCGGCAGCAGCGAGCGCGTGAAGTCGAGGTCTTCGGGCTGGTTCACATCCACGAAGTAGCTCAGGCGCATGGCCACCTGCTGGGTAGCGCCTACGTCATCCACCAGCTGCACCAGCCGCAGGTCGGCACGCTGGTACACCAGGCGCGGCTCAGGCTCCTGCGTCTCGAAGTCATCGGCCAGGGCCTTGGCGCGCGCCGCGTCGGCCTCGGCCTGGTTATAGGTGCCATCGTCGAGCGCATCCTGAATCACCTGCAAATCGGCCAGGTAGTCGGTGCCCTTCTTCGGCTTCCAATAGGGCAGCAGTAGCAGCCCGCCGGCCCCGGCCAGCGTGGCCGCGAAGGGTAGCGTGAGCACGTCCTTGGTGGTGTCGAGGCTGGTATCGCCCGCGCCGTTGTCGAGGTAGCCGGCGGCGAAGGCCAGGGCTGCCGCCCGCGCCGCGTCGGCATTCCAGGGCTGCCCGATGTGCGTCTGCTCAAACTGCGCCTGCTGATAGGCCGTGTTGCTGTCGTCGGCTTTCCACCGAAACCAGTTGCGCTGGGCAAAGTCGCCGAGCTTCCAGGAGCGTTTGGCTGGCTGCGAGCCATCGCGCAACTCGCTCCAGTCGGCCCCGCCGCCGGGCAGCTTATCCAGCACGTCGGCCGTGCGCCGGAACGTCACGGCCCCGGTGTAGGGGTCGGTGGTTTGCGTCAGGCCGTAGAGTTGAATGATGCCCTTCACGTATTCCTTTTGGGTCATGTCAGGCAGCCAGTCGGCCAGGTGCACGCGCCCCCGCGGCGGGAAGTCGGCCAGCAGCTGCACGGTGAGCCGGCCATTGGGCAACAGCGTCCAACTCTCATCGAAGGGGCCGCCGCCGGTGCCCTTCCACTTATCGAACTTGTAGTGGCCCGCAATCGTGTCGCCGGGGAACAGCAGTTGCCGCTCAGCCAGGGCCGTGAGGGTGGTGTCGAGATTGCCCGCGCCCCGGATGCTATCGTCGTTGCCACGCAGCTGCCCGTTCACGCGCACCTCCAGCGTGGCGCTCACCTCGCCGGGCAGCACCGTGTTGCAGTAGATGGCCACGTCCTGCTCAGCCTTCAGGTCGTAGAAGCCCAGCAGGTTGACGGTGTAGGTATTGGTGGCGGGGTCGAAGCTGACGGCCGCGCCTTGGTGCAGGTCCTGGTAGTTCACGGCCGGCGCGGGCGGGTTTAGGGATGCCTGACGCTGGTAGGGCTGCACCCACGTCACGGCTAGCCGGGCGTCCTGCTCGTCGTAGAAGCGCTGGCGCTGGAAGCTGGGCGCGTAGCCCGCCACGAGCTCATGGTCGGCCCGTACCTGCTCGCTGTAGCCGTAGGGTTGCGCGGCCGGCAGCAGGGCCGTGTCGAAGATGGCCGGCAAATCACCCAGCCGCTTGACGCCCGCGCCCAGGAAGATGGCTTCGAGCACCGCGCGGGCATAGGCCGTGGGCCAGTAGCCCGCGGCGTACAGCTTGCTGCTGCCCGCCGCGGGCGAAGGCGGCGCGCCCAGGCCCCGGTCGTAGAGGTCGTACACGTAGCCCTGCTGCCAGCTGGTGTGCCCTGCGCCAGCCACCACGGCGGCCAAGCTCCAATCGTGGTCGAAGGCCGACAGGTCGAGGTCGCGCAGCATCTTGTCCCCATTGGGCCCGACGAGCAGGTCATAGAAACTTTTGTTGCCGGCCAGCAGCTTGCCTGTGTACCCCGTGCGGGGCAGGTAGTCGTCGAGGCGCAGCTGCGCGCCGGGCAGCACCTCTACGCCCGAGGCCTCCAGCGCCACGGCCGCGCCCTGGTAGGGCGCGCTGCTCAAGCTCGTGCCGAGCTGCGGCTGGGCCAGGTGCTTGTGCGTGGCCACGTCGGCGGGCAGGGCCACCGTGGTCGAGAAGCTCGCCTGCACCGTGTCGGGCTTCGTGATGTCGTTGTCCTGCTTGGTGATGGCCACGCGCCCGGTCAGTACCTGCACCTCGCCCGTGGCGTATTTGAGTTGGTAGGCCATGCTAGTGGGTGAGGGCGTTACGGGCGGGTAGTCTCACGTCGAGCTCCAGTTGGTAGCGGCCATCGCTGCTGGTGCGGGCTGCGCTGGCATTGGCCGCCACGAGCACGGGCACGCGGCGGCCATCGACGAACTGGCGGTAGACCTGGGGCGAGTCGAGGATGGTGCTGAGCGCCTGGTGCTGGGCTTCGCTCAGGTCGCCGGTGCGCACGGTGAGCGTGTCGATGCCGGCGCGGCGCACGGCCACCTGAGTGCGGGCGTCGGCGGTGGCGATGTCGGAGGCTTCGGCGATGTCGGTTTTTGTGTCGAAATCGCCCTGAAATAGCCAGCCCTCCCATGTGCCGAGCAGGGAGAGCCAGCGCAGGTAAATGCCAGTGCAGGCGGGCAATAATTGCAGGGTGAGCGGCTGGGCGAGGTAAGTGGCCATATTTAGGAAAGCTGACTAAGAGTAACTTACAGTTCGCTCACCAGGCTACTGCCCGAAAGTGTTGCGCCGCTAAACTGGCTGGCTTGCAGGGCGATGGGGTTGCCATTTATATCCTGTGCTTGGTCGCCTGCCAGGTTGAGCAGGTAGGCGACCAGATAAAGTGGTGTGCTCAGGTCGAGCGCGTGGCTGCCGTAGGGCGTTGAAACCCCATCGCGGTAGTAGGCCGCGGTGTACGCCCCGCTACCATTGGCAGTGAAAGCCACTGAGAGCGCGGGGGTGGCGCCGTTGCGGTCTACTTTGTCTGTTACCGTAGAGCCCTGAAACGAGCCGATTGTGAGCGCATCAGCATATATTGCCTGCTTCAATTTGCTGATAGGGCCAAAGGCCTTATCCACTTGAAAACCAAGCAAGACGCTACCGGCATCGCTGCCCCCATAAGTAGCAGGTAAATTGAGGCGCGCAAACTCGCCGCTGAAGCCGGCCGCCGGTGCCGTAAGCTTGAGGCCTGAGTAGTTGTAGCCATTCCACCCAGCTGCGCCCGCCGTGCGGCTGAGCACGCCTGCCGCCAGCGTGTTGTTGCCGTTGCTGGCTGAAGTCCAATCGGCCGAATAGGTGCCAGCCGCCAGTGGCGTGCCCGTTGCGCCGCCGGCAGCCTGGCTCAGCAGCACGGCCCCTACCAGCTCGCTGGCCGTGATGTTGACGCCCCCATCGTTGCCAGCTAGCTGGTAAGGATAGTAGACAATGGAGTACGGATAAACCGGATTGAGCAAGGTATAGATAACAGAACCAGCGCGTTTAAACTCTACCTTGTCGCTGCTGAAATCAATATCCAAATCGCCCGCGTTACCGTTGTGCTGAGTAGCGCCAGCCACGAAAGTATTTCGGCTAAACACATTGGTTTCAGTGCGCGACCAATACCAGGCCAGCGGAATATTGGCTAGCGCAAGGTGTGCATCACTACCTTGAATAGCTAATAGCCCTGAGCCGCCCGTGGCCGAGGCTGGGTTGCTGGTGTGCACCGTCAGCTTCGCGCCAGCCGCTGGCTGCGGCACAGCGAAGGGCGCGTGCAGGCTGGCGTCCCAGGCTGCTTGGCCGCCGCTCGACTTATAAGCCCGCGGAGCTAGGTAGTCACCATTCTGGTTATTTACCCACGCAATAGCCTGACTGCTTGGCCCAGCGGGCGCGTCGGCAATGGTAACAGTGGCCGGGCTCAGGGCATAGCCCAGCGCCTGCGCTGATGCTTGAGCCCACGCCTCCGCCGCGTAGCGCACGCCATAGGTTTGCGTCCAGTGCACGCCGCCCGGCTCACCAAAGCTGGTACCGGCGTAAGGTCCTTGACCAGCCGCGTTGTAGTAGCGCGTATCAAGCGCCTGCGCCATCGGGTAAATGGCTTGGTAGATAGAGAGCTTGCCCACAGCGAACAGCTCCTGCCCCACGCGAGTGTCGAGGTAGGCATTCCAGGCCAGACGCGCCGTATCGAAGCCTTGGCGGCGAGCCGTCGTGTCGCTGCCGCCGATGATAGAGCCATCGGAAGCGCGGGCGTAGGCAAACGGACTCTGGCAGGCCGCCACCTGGCTCCAGACAATGTTTTTGTAGCCCATTGCTAAAACCTGGGCACAGAAGGTTGCAAACGCCGTCTTTATCGTATCGATATGACTTGCGTTGAGGTCATTCGTAACTAGCTCTACCAGTAGCGTGCAATCGTAAGCTGGGTCGTAGGCCGCCTGGATTTCGGCCATGCGGTTATCGAGATAGTTCTGAATGGTTTCGCCGGGGTGACCAATCTGCGCCGTAGCCAGGTTCGGCTGATTGATGCGCGCCACGGCCAGCTGGAACGGCGAGCGGCCGGTGGTACTGATGAGTGGCGACATCAGCGAGTTGCCTACGCCTACTAGCTTCTTTGGCTTGCCGCTAGCAGCCTGCACTGTCACTAGCACATAATCCTCAACCGACTGCCCACCGCGTGCATCGGTCGCTGTGTAGCCAAACTGGTAGGTGCCAGCCACGAGGCTGCTGGCTACCACGTTTTGCGTGCTGGCTGGCATACCTGTAGCGGTGCTCGGTCCTGTTATCTGCCGCCAGGCGTGGGCAGTGATGGCATCGCCATCGGGGTCGGTAGCCCGGCCCATGAGCGCCATACTGCTGGTAGGCAGTTGAATAGTCGCGTCGCTGCCGGCGTCGGCCACCGGGATGCGGTTGGCGGCGGCCACCACCTGCACATAGCGCGTGGCCGTTTGGGCGGCTTTGACGGGGTTGCTGCTGTCAGTCACGGTAGCGTCGATGGCGTAGGAGCCGACGGCGGTTGGCGTCCAACTGCCCGTTTGCGCGCTGCCGAGCGTGAACTGCTGCCCGGTAGCGTTATCGGTGGCCACTACCTGGTAGGCATAGGGCGCGCTGCCGCCGGCCGGCGTTATGGTGAACGCGACCGACGAGCCCAGCGTCACGTTGGCCAGCGAGAGCGCCAGTGCCGCCGTTAGGCTCGGCGAGGGAGGCGTCACCACGGCCCCCGTGAACGGGTCGGCGTTGGTGAGCACGGCCCCATCGGGTACGTTGCCCGAGCCGGCCAGGTACACCGCCAGCCCACCTTTGGCGACGGCCCCCACCACTTTAATGTAGATGCGGCCGCCCTGCACGTAGCTGTTGGTGCTGTCGAGCACCACCGCGCCCGTAACGCCCGGTAGGCCGTTCACCTTGTACTGGGCAAACGACGGGTAGGCCGGGTTGGGCACGAAGCTGAAGGTATCGGCTGCGTCATCGACCTGGCCGGCCGTAGGCGCGGCGGGCTGGGTGGTGACGGGCGGCGTGGTAGTAATGACCGTCTTGCCCGTGCCCAGCGCCCCGATGATTTTGATGAGCAGCGGCCGCAGGGCCAGGCCAGCGTAATCGGCCTTGCCGGCGGCTAGCTCTGAGGCGAGCAGGGCCGTGAAGCTGCTGTTGTCTACTACCTCTTGCCAGGCTACCAGCACGGTGTCGGTCGCAGGCGCGCCGCTGTAGGCCGGCACGGCAAACGCGCCAGCAGTGCCCGCGGGCACGATGGTAGCCACGTAGGCAGCGCTGGCGGCGGTCGCCGTCGTGGGCGTCGGACTGGAGTTGATGACCGTAGCCAGGTTGCCAGGCAGCACGGTGGCCGGGTCAAGCCGGTCGAGCGTCAGGTCGGCGGCACCTACGCCGAAGTAGCGCGAGTCGGTGTAGCGCACGAACTTGGGCCCGCCCACGATGGCGTTGCTCGTGGCCAGGCCCGCGTTGACGGCATCGACGAGCTCATCGACCTTATCAACAACTTCGTTCATATCCGGCGCCACCGGAATGGGCTGCCCGAAGTAGCGCTGGGGAATTTTTAATGGAGTGATTGCCATGTAACTAATTGCAGAATAGAGAGCTTAGTAGGTGCCGTAAAGCGGGTCGGAGTACAGGCCACTGGTAGAGGCGGGCGGCGCGGGCACGACGTGGCCGCAGGTGCCGACGTAGGCGCGGTTGTCATCACGCACGCTCACCTCGACAAAGGCGGCGCACAGGGGCGGGTCGTCAGGCAGTGGAATGCGCAGCACGCCGGCGGGCAGGGTGCTGGCCAGGGCGTAGGAGCGGATTTCGACCGGCTGCCGGTAGGCATCGAGGTAGCGTAGCTCAGCCCAGCGCGCGGCCCCGGCGTCGGGGGGCAGCAGCACGGTGGCCTCAAGCGGCATACCCACGAACTGCACCCCCTCAAAATCGGGGAACACACTGGCCACCTTGCCCACCGTGTCGGCCACGTAGGGCGCCATCGTGTCAGCAGGGCCAGGCAGGGCCGCCAGCACGCCGTAGCGCTCGCCGGCGCGGGTAAGCCACTGCTCAGGCCCGGCCTTATCCACCACCCGGTAGCGGTAGGTAAAGCGCAGCGAAGCATCTTGGTCAATGAGCGGGCTGCCAGCCGTGGCAGTGTAGCGGTGCAGCGCCACCAGCTGCGCCCGCAGATAGGGCGCGGCATCGACGTACTGCACCGCCTCGCGCACCGTGGCCCGGAAGCTGACAAAGGCCGCGGCGGCGGCTGGGTGCCACAGCTCTACTTCGACATGCAGGCCAGGCCGGGGCGCGCCCTGGGCGTCGGTGAGGCTGGCTTCTACTTTCAGCGGCACCGGATTGGGCAGCACCCCGCCCACGGGCTCCCACCGGGCCGGGTCGTTCAGGCTGGGGTCAACGGCCGCCGGCGCGTGGAGGATGATGAAGTCGCCGCCCACCTGGCAGGTAGGGTCATCCTGCCGGCTAATGGTATAGAAGTAGCCACCGGCGGGTAGCAGCTGCGCGTAGAGCACGCCCGTGTTTCGAACTACGCCATACGGCTGGTTGACAGCCCCCGTGATGGAGAAATTAACGTACTGGTCGCTCGTGGTGAAGTAAATCTCCACGTAGCCGAAGCCGCCCGGTGAGGTGGGCGCGTGCGAGATGACGCTGGTAACGATGAGGTCGCAGGCCATGAGCTACAGGCGGCTGGTAGTGAAGGTGACGAGGTCAGAGCGCAGGCCCGTGCGGGCGGCTTCGGCCAGGGCCACGCGCAGGCGCGGCAGCGCGGCGGCGATGGGCGCGGCAAACGTGTCGGTAGGCTTGCGGAAGCGTGGGTCGGTGCCAGCGAACAGGCGCGTGCCCCGCTTGGCGATGTTGGCGGCCACGGCGTAGGGATTGAGGTCGAGCCGCTTGGCCGCCAGCCATTCGATGATGGCCGCGATGGGCGGGCGCTGGCCGGGCCGCCGGCCGTCGCGCAGCGCCTTCAGGTGGCCAGGGCCGAGCAGGGCGGCGTACTCGGGGCCGCTGGTGTCCCGGATGGCGGCTGCCGTTTTACCGGTAGCGCGCTGGTCGTTGGCCGTCAGGCTGTCCACCACGTCTTCACGCAGCTGGGCAATCTCGCGGGCTAGGATGGAAGCAAAATCACTCATGCCTGCGACTGGCTAAGGGGCAAGCACACGTTGAGCCCACCGCGCGGGGTGAGGTCGAAGTAGATGGCCACACCGTCGGCATTGCGGTCGAACTGGTTGAAGAGCACGTCGGCCGGCCGGCTGAGCTTGACGCTGGCCACGTCGGGGTGCGTGCTCAAGGCCTGCACCAAGCGTGCGGCGGCATCTACCATCTCGGCCACGCGGGGCTCACGCACCTCGCTAGTGTCGGCCAGCTGCGAGGGTACCAGCAGCATGAGCAGGCACGAGTAGGCCGTGCCCGTGATGTTGCCGTACTTGGTGGTGACGAAGCGGAAGGGCATCTTGTCATCGAGGTACACGATGCGGTCGGCGTCGGTGGTTTCGTCGAGCTTGACGTTGGCTAGCTCGGCCTCGCCGTGGTAGTAGAAGCAGCCGGGCAGCACGGTGTCGGCGGCGGCTTTGATGAGGGCGTGGGGTAGTTTCATTTCTCGAAGCGAGTGGTAGCGATGCGGTAGTGCTGAGGGGCATCGCCAGGTAGGAGTTGGCTGGTGGTGTGCCAGGCCTGGCAGGTCGGGCAGTAGTAGGCGCGGCGGTAGCAGGAGCTAGCCAGTGCCAGCGCATTGGCTTTGCGCTGGGTGTGGCACATTTTGCCGCAGGAGGCGAGCTTTTGCATGGGAACTACTTGCGCTCCTGACGCTTATGGAGCTGATAGCGGTAGTGGGCCTGGTGATTCTCGAACTCAATCAGCGTGTTGACTTCGCCCCAACTGAGGCGCCAGAAGTAGCGCCACTTCGTTTTGTCGCCAGCGGCCAGCGCGTTGACCACAGCCAGCGCATCCCATTCTTCCACCAGGGCTTCGAGGCCGGCGGCGCGCTCGTCGGCGCTGACGGGGATGCGCTTGAGCTGGCTGGCGTGCCCGCGGCGGATGCGGTCGTACTGCTCAAAAAAAAATCAGTGATGGGCAGCGCGTCTTCGAGGATGGCGCGGCTGCACACCTTTTCGGCGAAGTCGGTAATGGCGTCGCTGTCGTAGTCGCCCCCGACGTAGGCCGGGTAGAAGACGATGGCCAGGGCCCGCAGGCGCTTCTCCATCCGCGGCATCTCAGCATCTTGCAGCAGCGCACCCAGGTCGGTGGCCTGACCGAAGGTGATGATGTCGAGCGACGGGGCCACCGGCAGCTGGCGCTCCCCAAACTCGAAAGGCAGCAGGATACTCGGCGGCAGCTGGAAGCTTTCGAAATCGGGCACCGTGCTGGCGGCGAAGTCAAGCACCGGCAGGACTTGCTCGTTGACGAAGATGCGCGGCAGGTTCATGACCTCCAGCGGGCTCAGGTTTAGAAAGACGCTGAGGAAGTTGAACACGTCGCTGCCTTCAGGTAGCTCGGTGAGGCGGGCGAACTGGCCCAGCGTCACCTCGCCCCAGCGCGTGGGTAGGTCGGTGGCGCGCTCGGCGCCTGGTAGGGTCACGCACTGCATCAGGCGGCCTCCTTTTGAAGTTGCGTAGCTTCCCAGGCCGCCCGCACCTCGGGGCGCACGTGCGGGGCGTCGGGCCCAAAGGCCCGTGGCATCACTTCCTCGAAATGCGCCAGCGATAGCACCTGCTTGAGGCCGTACACCTGGCCGTAGGGGCTGGCCAGGAAGTCGGCCAGGGTGGCGTACTCCTTCTCGCCGGCGGCGCTGGGGTCGAACACCTGCACCAGTAGCTCGCTCTCGCTGGCCGCGCGCAGCGCGATGGCCACGGTGTGCATGACGTGGCGGGCCCGTGGGCTGCGCACGTCGATGAGGAAGGGGCCGACGTGGCCTTGCAGCACCTGAACACCGGCGGTGCCGCCAAGCAGCCTTTCCCACACCGAGGCGGGCATGGGCACCGTGAGGCTGCACTCGGTGTAGAGCACCGAGAAGAAATAGCCCAACGCGCGAGCGTGCTCTTCGAAGCGCTGGCCGTTCGATTCGGTCACGTCATCGAGCAGGCGCGCATCGCCCACCAGTGAGTAGAGGCTGTAGTACTGGCATCCCCAGGGGAAGGGCTGCGGAGTGTGTTGGAGAAATAGCTGCATTACTGAGGCTTGAAGGATTGGTAGGTTGTGATAGGCTTCGGGGGCGGCGGCTGTAGCTCCAGCCGCATGCGCATGGCCATCATGTCGGAGTAGTCGGGCGAGCGCTTACCAGGTAGCAGTTCCTTCATATCGTCTTTGCTGAGAATGCGCAGCTTGCCATCCTTGTCCATGTCGCGCTGTTTCACCGCGCCGAGTTCCTCCATAATGGCTTCGCGCTGCTCGGCCGTGGTGGCCTTCTCTGCGATGTACATGCCGGCGTCGTTGATGCAGCCAGCGAGCAGGAAGTAGCACTGTGCCTTGAGGTGCTCGTAGTTCTCGGGCTGCGGATTGCGGCCTTCGCGGCGGGCCTTCTCAATCTCTTCGAGTGAGGGCATGGCCTTGGCCTGGTTGATAAAGCCGATGCAGCCAGGCAGCGCGTCGACCACGCCGCCGCCCACGCCATCCTCGTCGATGACGATGCGCGACATGGGCACCTTGTGCGTGGTGGCCAGCCCCCGGATGACCGCCACCAGTTCGGGAATGCTGCTTTTGTCCATAGTGATGACGTTGACCAGCCGGAAGCCTGACCACAGGCCAATCACGGCCTTATCCGCCCCGAAGCGGGCCACGTCGGCCGTAATAGCCGGCTGGCCGGCCGCCACGAACTCATTGGTAAACAGGTCGCAAATCCGGTCGTAGCCGATGAGCGTAGCCGGGTCGCCATCGTACTCCCAGTTGCCCAGCAGCAGACGCTCCACACTGGCCTTATCGAGCGTGACGAGGTTTTGCCGGTAGGCAACCGGCATGTGCTTGTTATCGCTGAGCAGCGATTGCACGAAGCGCCGGTAGGCCTTCAGCGTCCCGTCCTTGCTGGGCTTGTAGAAATCGGCATACACCCAGTTTTTGGCCGGGTTGCAGCTGCCGAGCACCTTCGTGGTGAGGCCCTTGGTTACCGCGCTGCAGCTGCCGCAGCGCCACTTATTGGGCTGGCCGTTCTCATCGTAGGCCAGCACCTCGTTGCCGGGGTACTCGTTGGCTGGGTCGGCATGATTGAGCCGGCCGCAGCGGTGGCAGTAGTGGTCCAGCCGATAGCGTACCCGTGACTTCACCACGCCCCAGGCCTTGGCCACTATCTGGTTGCACTCGTCGACAAAGGCCCCCGTTATCTCCATCGAGCCGAGGCTGTCGAAGTTCTTGTCGCTGGGGTACTGAAAGAGGTCTTTCAGAAAAATGATGCTCCCGTTGTAGAACGTGAAGGTGCCGGCAGTCTCGTTATACTTGTAGTGGTGCGCAGTAACGCCTTGACGCTGCATAACTTCCAGCAGGGTTAGCAGCGTGGTGGCCTTGAGGCTCTTGAGCTTCGCCCGGCCGATGAGCCAGCGCGAGCCAGCGTACTTGAGGCAGTTCTTCAGCACCCAGTAGGTACCCAACGCCGATTTGCCACCACCAGCCCCGCCCCCGTAGAGCAGTTCGGTCGTGGTGGTGTCTTCGAGAATGTCGAGGGCCCACGTTTGCTTGATGGTCAGGTTCATGCCGCTGCGGCCTCCCCGCCCTCGTAGGTTTTGGTTTCCTGCCACACGATGCCCATCGAGCCGCTGTGCTCCACCTTATCGACGAACATGCCCTGCCACTTGGCCAGGCGCTCGAGCGCGGCAAGGCGGTCGGGTAGTTCGATGGAAGTGCCGAAGGCCGTGGGCTTGATGGCCTTGGCCAGGTCGAGCACGCCCAACTCGGCAGCCTTCACGAGGTCGAGCTCCATGCGGTGCTTCTTGACGGCCGGGCCCTCCGCGGCATAGGTGGCCGCTGGGTTCATCTCCAACTCTACTTCCAGGCGCACGATGGTATTGCGCCGGTCCTGCTGCCGCAGCTGATGCTTGCCTGCCTCTTTCTCACTCAGTAGCTGGCGGCTCGCAACGCGCTCTTCGAAGTCAATCTGATACTCAAGCTCAGCAATGCGCTCAATAAGTGGGCGTTGCACTTTGGTGGCTTCCTCATACTCTACCTTGGTGAAGAAGTCCGACAGGTTGACGCGCCCCACCGCCGACCAGTGCGAGGCTATCTCCTCGGTGCCCATCGCTGCCTTGGCCAAGGCCCGCTCAATGGCGTCGCGCACCTTAACATTTCTTAACAGGCGGCTGGCCTGCTGGGCGGCAGTTTTGGCGCTGTAGCCGGCGTCGATGGCGGCCCTGGTGGCGTTGAGCGACGGGTCCGCACAGAACGATTTCACGAAGCGACTATGCTTCGCGTCGAGCTTGGGGGTAGCGGATTTTCCGGTAGTCGAGGACATACCCCGAAGTTCCTGACCAGTTTAAGCGGCCACAAACGCGAGGTGCCAAAAGCGTAACGGACTTGCCAAAAGCGTAACGGGATTTCATTTGGCGGCCTGGCGCAGCAGGTAACGCAGCTGCACGGTACTTATATTCAGGTTCCGCGCCACCTGCGCGCGCACCCGGCAGCTGGGCCAGGACGGGTGCTTCTGGGTGAGCTGGGCCACCTGGGCAGCGGCGGCCGTCACCTCGCTGGCCAGAAAGGTGCGGGGCTGAATAGGTAGCGGTTGGGCGGTGCAGGTAGCGGGGATAATGTACATTGGGCAGAAGGCAGGGCGGGGTTGCAGAAAATCAGGGGCGGCCCTGACAGTGTGGGCAGGCCGGGCGCGCGGTGAGGATGGCCAGGGCTTCATCGAACGTGTGCACCACATGGTATTCGGAGCCGCGCCACTCATCCCGGAACTTGGCCTCGCCGGCGGTGAGCTTCCGGGCGCTGGGCGGCTGGGCCGGGTCTTTTATCTCGAAGAGGAACGTCTGCTTGCGGTAGCCGACGAGCAGGTCGAAGCAGTTCTTGAGCTGGTGCACGTGGAGCACTGAAGCACCAATAGCCCGCAACCGTTCGACGATTGCGGGCTGGTTGGCATCGACTCGGGAGGCGGTGCGCAGCATTAAGAATTCGGAAATAAGTGCTTATAGTTAACGTCCGTTTCCAGGCAAAGCACCCATTTCAACACCTCTGAGGCGTCTTTACTGGCTTGATAATCATGCGCAGCGGCGAGCGCCTCTTCGCGGTCCTCGTGGCGACCGTGGCTGTAGTGTTCTTCACGTTTGCTGGCGGCAGCCATGTTCTTTTCGTGGCTGGCAAGCAGCGCAGCAACTTCTTTTTCAGTTCTCATGAGATGGGGCTTTTGGGGAATACAGGTACTCGGCTATTTCGCCAGCCGACACGGCAGGGTCTTCGTAGGGGCTCATTTGGGCTTGCCTTTGGCCGGGGCTGCCTGGGTGGGCTGGCCCCGGCCGGCGAGGTGAGCGCGGTATTCGGCTGGGGTCACTGGCCTAGCCGACAGTTTGCCAGTTGAGCACCGACCAGCTGCCCGCATTGAGCACGAAGTCCAGCACCTTCAACTGCGTATTTCGCAGATTCAAAAGTGTCGTGAGCCGCAGCAGCTCGGCATCTTGCTCTGCGGTATAGGGCTGCGTGCGGCGCATCACAAATGCTTTCATGAGGGGCTCGCGTTGCGTATTAAGGTTGTCGATTTCGGCTTGAACCTTGGCGCGCTCAGCCTGTATTTCTGATTCGGTTTTCATTTGCTTGGGGTGGCCGTAGCCGTTTGGGGTGAAGAGATACACGAGCAGATGCCGCACTGCCCGTTGCAGTAGGGCGCCTCGTCGGGCCCCTCTGAGCAGGCGGGGCACAGCCACTCGTTTTGGTTGGGGTCGAGCCGGGTGCCGCAGGCCTGGCAGGTGTTGGTGATGGTGGGCATGGTACTAGCGGCGTTTGCGGGTGGTGAAATAGCCCCAGCGGTGCAGTTTCAGGGGCTTTTTGAGGTGCGGCTTGTTGCGCTCCAGTAGGCGAATGAGCAGGCTGGCGTAGCGGTGGGCGGGCGTGGCGAGTCCGGCTAGCAGGCCGGGCGTGAGCAGTTCACCCTGCCAATCCGCACGGGCCAGGTCGCCACCACTGTGGGCGTGAGCGCGGCCCTGGTCGTCATCGACAAGCACCCAGCCGGTGGGCAGATGCTCGCGCAGCAGCACTTGCAGCTGCGCCGCCGTGAAGCACTGGCTAGGCGGCTCGGGCGGCACTTCGAGCAGAGCGGCGATGCGGGCGGCCTGGGCCGGGGAGCACGTTTCGCGCGGGGCATCCTGGGCCGGGTCCATCGGCGGGTAGTCATGCTGCCAGCAGTGGCCGTAGACGCTCAGCGGCTCGGCGCAGGCCTGGCAATGGGTGGCGGGGTTGGGGGTGGTTGGCATCGTTTATGTAACCAGATGGCTTATGATGAACACGTTACTAGTTTTAGGCGATATCCTCTTATCCTCAGCCGATATCCATTCTATTCTCGGTCGCCTTGCCCTTCTAGTTTTAGTTGGCCTGGTAGTCGGGTGGGTAGGCGTAACGTTGATAAAGCGTGATAAATGGATTGGCTTCGCGGTAGTACTAGCAGCAGTTGCAATACCCGTATTCGGATGGCGCCTGCTGTAAGCCTCGCTGTTCAACTAGTGGCCGAAGTGAAAGCGGTAGTAGCACATTAGAAAGGCAGATTCTCTTTATCGAAATCACTGCCCACCGTAATGCGTCGGGGTTGGTACTCTTCGGCCGCAGCCACCTCGGCATAGGTGCCGGGCTCGCTGCCCAAGTCGTAGAGTAACCCGCGGTCGAGGTTGCAGCCCACAATCACCTCACCCAGCTTGCCGTTGCGGTTTTTCTTGATGTCGAGCAGCATCGTGCCGGCAGTGGGCTCGCCATCCTCGTACTCGGTGATTTTGTAGTACTCGGCCCGCCACAGGAACATGATGAGGTCGGCATCCTGCTCGATGGCACCCGACTCACGCAGGTCGCTGAGCTGCGGGCGCTTGTCGGCCCGCTTCTCCACCTCACGGCTGAGCTGGCTCAGCGCGATGACGGGCACGTTCAACTCCTTGGCCAGCTTCTTGAGCCCGCGGCTGATTTGGGCAATCTCCTGCTCCCGGTTAGCTCCCTTCGATTTTTGCGGGCCCTCCATGAGCTGGATATAATCCACCATCACCAGGCCCAGCGGGTGCTGCTGGTGCAGGCGCAGACACTTGGAGCGCAGCTGCTGAATCGTGAGCGTGCTGCCGTCCTCAATCATCACCCGGTGACCGTAGGCCTTCAGGCGCAGGGCCTTCTCCCGGATGCTGGCCACCTCATCCACGCCGCCAGCGATGTCGCCCCGGCGCAGCTTCGAGACGGAATAGCCCTCGGCCTCGGCCGCCACCAGGCGCTGCATGAGCTGCACGGCGGGCATTTCCAGCGAGAAGATGGCCGCGTACTTATCGTGGTCGAGACAGGCGGCGCGCATGGCGTGCAGCATCTTGGCCGTCTTGCCCATCGAGGGACGAGCCGCGATGATGATAAGGTCGCCGCCCTGCCAGCCGCCGGTAGCGTCGTTGAGCTCCAGCAGGCCCGTGGGCACGCCCGTCAGGCCAGGGTGTAGCACGTCGTGGCGCATCTTCTCGAATACAGCCTCGAAGTAGTCGGCCACCGTACCGCCACTGTGCTGCTCATAGCCGGTGAGCACCTTCGTAATCTCGGCCACGGCATCGTCGACCAGTTCCAGCGGGTCGAGGCTCTTGTCGTAAAACCGCTGGGCCAGGCTCGTGACGGTGGCCAGGCCCACGCGCCGGATATGCTCCTGACGCACGATGGTGCAATGGTGCACGATATGAGCGGCCGAGCTAATGTGCATGGTCAGGCCGGCCACGTAGGCCATGCCGCCGGCGCGTTCGAGCACGGCCTGCTCTTGCAGCCGGCGTACGACGGTGAGCTGGTCGACGGCACGGCCCTGGCCAGCCAGGTCGCGGATGGCGGCGAAAATCAGCTGGTGTTCGCGCTGGTAGAACGACTGCTCGGTGAGTTGCTCCAGCACGTGGGTGGTGGCATAGGCTTCAAGCAGGGCCGCGCCCAGCACGGTTTTCTCAAACTCGATGGCCTGGGGTGGCAGGTGGGTGGGTAGTTCAGGAGCGTTTTTCACGGGAAGTTGCAAGGGATGAGCCTACCAGCTTTTGGCCTGGCGGGCTTTGGTGGGGGAAGAGGTGGTACCGACCGTGGCCTCGGGCAGCACCGGGCCGTAGCCTTGGCGGACCTGCGCCTTGGCGGCCACGCTGGGCCAGTCGCAGCCGCACCATTCGCCGCCGGCGTAGTCGTCGGCAGCACTACCCAGCCACTTGTCGAGCTGGTGGGGCCGAACGCCGGGACGCAGGTGACCGGCACGGTAGCCGGCGAGTTGCTGCTTCACTTCGGGCAGGCGGCCGAGGCGGGCCATGCAGCGCGTGAAGCCGTGGATGCGTGCCCACTTGGGCTGGTGTTTGATTTCGGATAGGTCCCAGATGGGGGCTATCTCGTTGGCCAGGGCTTTGGCCTCCGCAGCCAGTGCCGGCTCGAGCTCGGCAGCCGCCACGGGGCCGGGCTGGCCAGCGTGGGGGGGCTCCGCAACGGGGGGCACTAACTGAAGATTTTTTGCTGGCAGTGGGGCGGTAGTTATTTCCTCCGCAGCCACACCCGCTTTTTTTTTGTTTTCTTCTTCTTCTACGTTTTCTTCTTCTTCCTTATAGGGTCCGGAATTTTTCCGGTCGTCGCGGGAAGTTCGCGGCTGAACCTCCCTTTTATTACCGGAATTTTTCCGGTCGTCGCGGGAAGTTCGCGGCGATTGTTGACCGGAATTATTCCGGTCGTCAGCCAGGGCCCAGCTAGCCGATTGCGAGCGGGTACCCGCTTCGTAAGCGAGCAAGCCGCGGGCGTGCAAGCCGGCCACGGCCTTGGTGGCGGTCTTCTCATCAAGGGTGAGGTCGGCCGCCACCTGGCGCACGAAGCGTCGCAGCACGGCAGGCCAGCGCGCCGCATTGAAGCGGTTCAGGAAGTAGAAGTAGAGCTTCGTTTCCGTTGGGGAAAACGGCTGCTCTAATTCCAATTGCCAGAAGCGGTCTTGTAGCGCGAAAAAATCCATGGGTAGTTAGGCAGCGAAAAGGGTGGGGGCCGCCTTGCGGGCTTTGGGGTCGAGCGATGTGATGGGGTCTTCCTGATGGTAATGGCGCAGTACTTGGAAGCACATTTCCACGTCACGCAGTGCTTGGTGCGCGCCGTGGCGTGAGAAGCCGAAGCGCTGGCAGAGGTCACCCAGGCCGCACGGTGTGCCTTTGGTCTCACGCGCGCGGGCCAGAGCCATCGTGCAGAACCACTTATTGGGCAGGGGTTCGGGGTAGCGCTGGCGCAGGCGGGCCGCCTCGAACTTGCTGCGGTCGGCGCCGACGTTGTGAGCCACGAGCAGCGATGTGCCGGCAAAGGCCAGGAAGTCGGCCAGCACCTTGCCCTCGGTGGGGGCGCGGGCCACGTCGTGCGCCATGATACCCGTCAGCTCGGTAGTCTTAGGCCAAAGCCAGTCGGTGAAGCGCACGTAGCTTTTGAAGGGCTGGCCTACTGGCTGCCAGTTCTTGTAGCGGATGGCCGCCACCTCGAGCAGAAAGGCGCCCTGGTATTCGGTATCGACGACAACGAAGTCGTCGAAGAGGCCAGCAGCTGGTACCGTGTCGGCGACCATGGCCACGGGGGCCGGGGCCGATATCGGCAGCGGCTTGGTCGGAAAGTCCATACCCCGGATGCCATTGAGCTTCTTATCAGCCTCCTTGCGCAGCTGCTTCTCCAGCTCAGCCAGGCGCTTGCGGTCGGCCGCATCCTTGCGGAAGCGCAGCAGCGCCTGGGTGTATTCGAGCTTGGTGCTACGGCGCACCTGATAGGGCAGCCCGAAGGCTAGGCCAGTAGGGCGGTAGATGGTTTTGTCTTCGTACTCGACTACCTTTTCCAGCTTATCACGCTTGCCGCCGAGCGTGAGCTTCAAGTACTCCCGTCGCCAGGAGTACTTGGAGTTGTTCGTCGTTTCCTGAAGCAGGAAGTAGAAGGACTGCGGGCTGCTCATGCTACTAGCTCCTTTCCAAATAGCTGACCCTGCTCATAGCGGTTCACAGCTTCCCGGCGCAGTTTGGGCAGCTTGCGCAGGCGGGCCGCCAGCAGGCTTGGCGTCATGGCCCGTGCGATTGCTTCGCTGACTTGGGGTACCACGGCATTACCCAGCATCTCCTTTTGCTTGGTGGCCGAGCCAGCGAGGTAGTAATCGGCCGGGAAGCCCATTATTAGCTTCAACTCGCTCACCTTGAGCATTCGCATGTAGATATCGGCAATGCCGTGCTTGCGGCACACGGCCTTGAGCAGGCGCATGGCTACCGAGTCGCTGGGCGTAGCGGCCACGGGCGAGCCGGGCGCAGTCAGCACGATGTAGTTATGTCGCCGACTGGCCACGATAGTCTTAGCCGGCTGGCGCAGCGAGTAGGGTGGGTTACACCCGTGGCTAGCAGTGACGAAGCCAACCAGGGCGGCTTTGTCGTGGGTCGGCACAGTGCAGCAGGGCCGGCAGAGCGTTTGCAAGCGGCCCGTGCCGTAGTACGTCATCAGGTACAGGTTACCGCCGTTGGTATTCAGCGTGGGGGCCTGCCCGTCGAGGGGCATGGTGAGGCGGGCCGCGTCGTCGTTCGGGCGGGTGCCGTTGGCCTGCATCACGCACTGCACCGCGGCGAAACGGTTCTCGGTGGGTACCGTGTTAATGTGCCCGTCTATGCTGAGCACACGGCAGTTGTCCGAGCCACCATTATACTGGGCCAGAAAGACGGGCGTAACCAGCCGGCTATGTGGCTGGCATAGGCTGGCCGGGTGGGGTGCCGTAAGGCTGCTGTGCTGGCCACGCCCACTATAATAGTGGGTGAGATAGGCTGGGCTCACTATGCTCAGCGGTACCTTATCCTGTGAAGCCACTACAGTAGAGCACTCCCGACCAACGGGGCGGGCAGCACCATACCACGCATAAGGGTCGAATAGGAACTGAGGCGTTACTAAGTCGGGCAGGTAGCACGTGGCGATGGTTGGGCTGGCCTGGCCCACGCTGGCCCCGTTGCTGGGCTTGCCGCTCGGGTGGTTGCTGCTGCGCTTATCGAAAAACTGCGGCTCGGCTTTACCAATGACGTGCTTGCGTAGGCCAGCCAGGATACGGCGCAACGTCTTATCTGCGATGGGCTTGCCCCACTCGGTGAAGATGCTGCGGCCCTTATCCTCCAAGTCGAGTACGGTGCGCACGGCAGCCCATTTGGGCAGCCCGTTCTTACCGTGGCGGTCATGGGTAGGCGCGGGCCAGCAGATTGGCACACCGCGGCGGGTGAAGATGCCGAAGTAGCGCAGGCGCGATTGAGGCACTCCAAAGTCAGCCGAATTGAGCAGGCGGTGCTCATAGTTGACGAAGCCCAGCTCAGCGAGCGAGGCCACCCAGGCGCGATAGTACTCACCCTTGCGGGTGCGGTCGGGCAGCATCTTGCCGCCTACTTCGATAACCGGCCCCCAGTCGAGAAACTCCTTCACGTTCTCGACCATGATGCAATTCACGTTCAGGTTGTAGGCGAAGCGGGGCAGTTCCTCGGCCAGTGCCCGCTCTTTGGCATCGCGGCTCTGGCCACCTTTGGCAATACTGTGGTGGGTGCAGTCGGGGCTGGCCCACATTATATCTGCGTGACCAAGGCCCCAGCTACGTTGCACGCGGATATCGCACAGCATATGCTTGGCACCAGGAAAATTGGCCTCGTGCGTGGCGATGGCCACGGGCGAGTGGTTGAGGGCAGCCAGCATGTTGATGCCAGCGCGGTGCAGCCCCAGGCTTGCACCGCCACCACCTGCGAAGAAATCAAAGGCAGTCAGTGCAGAATCATTATACCCGACCAGCCAAGGCAAGTCCGAATCCGTGCCCATCGGCGGCGGCTCGGGTAGTATTGCGGTGATTGACATACTTTTGTGATGAAACTGTTGATTGTGTGGGAGAAAATGAGGGGGCCACCGTGACAGCGGTGGCCCTTTCTCGTGGGGTGAAGTGGGGTCGAACCACTGACCTGCGGAAGGCTTGCACTAGCTCGGTGGGCCAGCGCTTTGCCCTTGCTGCTCTACCGACTGAGCTATCACCCCAGGGCACTAGGCGGGCACGGCCTGCGCCGCCAGCCATTCCTTCGCAGCCAGCAGCTTGGCGCGCACCTGCTGCCAGTGCAGGCTCGTATCGTCCGCGGCCCGGCGCAGGCGCTCGGCGGCGTCGCTGCCCAGCTGCTCGGCGTAGTTCACGATGAAGCGGTGCAGGGCCTGGCGCATCTCCTTGTCCGCATCCCGGCCTTCGCGCAGCGCCATCTCGTTGAGCAGCTTGAAAATCAGCTGACCGGCGCGCACCTCATCGAGCTTGTAGAGCACCTTCAGGGCGTCGGCCTTTTCGCCGGGCGTGATGGTTTGCAGGTTGATGAGGCGCTGCACCTCTTCACGCTGGGCATCGGTGGCGGGCTGGCCCATGCCGAGGTCAGGCTGCTCCACAAACTCCCGCATGAGCTGCTCATCGCGCACGGGCTTCGGGGCGGCTGGTGGCTGCGCGAAGCGGTTCTTGGCCTTCTCCTTATCGACTACTAGCTCAGGCTTGAGATGCTTGGGTACCTCCGACCAGATTTGCACCACGTCCTCCAGCTTCTTGGCGTACATGAGCCGGGTGCGGTGGCCGGCAATCTCGCGCTCGTCGATTTCGGCTTGGGTGGACACGGTACCGGGCACATGCACGCGCGCTGGCTCGGCTGCGGCCGGCTCGACTATGACTGTGGCCCCGGTGCCGGCGTCCTGCTCGGCCTGCATGTCGAGGCCGATTTCCTCCTGCGTCACCAGCCCGCTGATGCTGAAGGCGCGCTTCAGCGCCATCGCCTCGGCCACCTTGATAATCATGGCCGTCGGGTATTTCTTCCAGGTGGGGTTGCTGCCGGCGCAGTACTCCTTAAAGGGCGCGTAGAAGTAGGCGGGGTAGGCGCGGTCCTTGCGGTGCACCAGTGCGTAGGCGCCGATGAGCTCGCCGCGCGGGTTGCCGTAGGTGTGCTGCACACCGCCATCGGGCAGGCGCTCCATCACGTCGCCGGCGCACACGGCGTCCGACACGATGCCGTTCATCTGCGGGTCGCGGCTGGCAATCTTGAGGTAGCCGTCGCGGCTGGTGAAGATGGTGGCGGGGTTCTGGCCGTACTTGATGCACCATACTTCTTTGGCAAACGGGTCGAGGCCGTAGTGCTGGGCTAGGTGCATGAACAGCATGAACTCGTTATCCGAGACACCTTTGGCAACGGTGTCCTTCATGAGCTGGCGCTGCTCGGGCGTGAAGCTGATTTGCTCGGCTAATTCGGCTTTGCCTTTGCCGTGCAGGATGAGGGTGGCGGTCATATATTTGCAGCTGAAAGTGTTGAAGAGTGGAAGCCAGGTCGCTGCGAACGACCTGGTTTTTTTCATTTCTGGGTGTGGGGGATGCGGAAGGCCGCGGCGCGCTGGGCGGGCGTCAGCTCGGGGCGCACCCGCTGGCTGTCCTCGCCGAACATGAAAAACCAGAGCGCACCCAGCGCCAGCACGATGAGGATAGCCACGAGCGCCAGCAGGCGCAGGGCCAGCGTTACTACCTTGGGATTCAAGTGCGTTTGCACGGGCGGGGCCACTGGCAGCGGACGGGGCTGGCGGGCCACGAAGTCGGCCACTTCGCTACGGCGCTGGATGAAGAGCACCGAGCCGTTGTAGGGGTGGGTGAACTTGCTAATCATGCGCCAGACCCTTTCCATTAGCGCCACCGTGGCAGGTCGGGCAGCCCAGGCCGCCGCAGGCGTTGCACTCTTTGCCGGCGACCGGGGCGATGAACTGCCAGCGGGCCACGTCCTGAAAGAGCAGTATCGCGCCGCCGCTCGTCAGCCAGCGAGCAGCCCACGTCAGGCATACTACCGAGTAGTTGCCGTTGGTGAGCTGCGCCAGCACCTGTTTGCCTTTCGGGGGAATGGCGGCCGCATCGAGCACGCTTTTAGGCTCGTGCCATTCACCAGCCCCAATATTTAGCTGGGTGGGTGTGGTGCCCAGGGCCTCAACTAGGGTCTGCACATCGCTGGCTTTGTAATACTGCTCCTGCGTTTTCTCCGCACTACCAGGCACGCAGCAGGTGAGCGCGTAGAGCGGCAGGGCAGCCAGCACGGTGGGCGATTGGGAAATCTTTGTCATTTCTGCGAAAATGTTAAGAGTGAAGAAGTTGGATTAGGGTAGAGCAGCGGATAGGCATTGTGCAGCTTGCCGAGCTCATTGCGATAGCGGGCGATTTCAGTGCAGCCCGCTTGCAGCGCGTCGAGCATCTTAGCCGCATCGCCGCTCTGCATGGCCCGGCGCAGGTAGCTGGCGTAGAAGGTGCGCGGCGTGTTGAGCACCAGTAGCAGGTTGCCGGCCGTGTGCAGCAGCGTGCTGGGGCGGCGGCCGTGGGCACTGGCCCAGGCGCGGCGGGCGTAGTTCTCGGCGCAACTGCGGCGGCCGGCGGGGAGGATGCGGGGCGTGGCCATGGGGCTAGGCGGCGAGGGCGGGCTGCCCGTCTTTATGCTGGCGGTAGTCGATGCACGACGAGCGCAGGTACAGGCACTTGGTGCCTTCCTTTTTGTAGGTGATGCGGCCCGGCTGCGTCATACCGGGCGCATCGGCCCGCACGTAGTCGGCCAGGGTAGAGCGGGCTTTTATGCCGGTGGCGCGCAGGGCGGCGGCTGTGTCGAGCCATTCTTCCTGGCTGCTCACATAGGTTTCGAGCAGCTTTTCCAGGCGCGCAATCCGCAGTAGGGCGGCGGCGTGCTCTTCGGGCGTGACGAAAGCGAGGGTGGCCATATTAAAAAGTATGAAACTTTGTTAAATTTTGTAAAGCAAAGGGCAAAAAAATTACCCCCCGATTACAGGGTTGGTCAAGGCCCATTCGTTGAGAATCATCGCCACAACTTCGGTTATCTGCGGCCTTTGTCCGGTCTCAAGCTCTCGGCGGCTTTGCTCTTGTTTTAGAGCGCGGTGCGTGCCTTCGGCAATTTCTGCTCGCACATTCATCGTGCGCTCTGCCGGCTGGTCTGTGGGCGTTGTGTGTGCCATAAGCGGTTGGGTTAATGTCTGTGACAAAGATAATAAATATTTCTCAAATAACGTGAAGAAGTGTTAAATTGTTTCACAAAGTTTAACTTGATGTAATATTGAGCGTTAATCTTGCATCACTCTACAGAAAACGAGCTTCATGTTTGCCTTTGCGATGACCTCAATCACCGAAAATCAAGCCACTAGGCTAGCCGCACTGCGCCGAAAGAGCGGCCTCAGTCTGCACCAGGCTGCTGAGAAGCTGAACAGCTTATTGGTTGATAAGAAAAGAAGTCACGCAACTATTCAGCGCTATGAAAAGGATGAAACCATCCGGATAAAGCAGCCCATTCTTGTAGCGCTGGCAAAGGTTTACCGCACGACGCCCGAGTATATTGAGAATGGCGTATCAGTATTACTGGCAGACTCTACGGCCGAGATACTAGGCACCAAGGCCGATATGCCCTACGTCACGCTGCCTTTCGTGCGGCCAGCGGCCTACGCTACCTTCTCGGCCAACTGCCAGGACTACAATAAGGATGAGCTCGAAACTATTCAGGTGCTCATTCGCCCCGGCATCGACTACAAAGGCGCGGTAGTGATAGAGGTACGCGGCAACTCCATGTCGCCCCGCTACCCCGACCGCAGCTGCTACGCGGTGCGCCCCGTTTCTGATGGGAATTGGCAGTACGCCACGGGCGTACACGCTATTAGCCTGCGCTCAGCTATGTTCGTGTTTAAGCGCATCACGCGTAACAAGGATGGCATTCTGACTCTCACCAGCGACAACGGCGGCGACGAGATGACCGTGGAGCTAGGTGACATCCTTTGCATGTGGAAAGTGGGGGAGGCTGTTTTTATGCCCGCTGAGGATTAGCCATGCCCGCCACCTTCAAACTCATCCTAGCCCCCGCCGCCGACCGCGAGGGCCTGCACGACGTGCGCCTGCGCATCACGCAGAGCCGGATAGTGCGCTACCTCAACGTGCCCGGCGTGGCCGTGGCGGCCAAGCACTGGAACGAAGCCCGCAGCCTGGCGAAACCGGCCTACTTCAAAACCAGCCACCGCGAGCACGCCGACCTAGAAACGACGGTGGGCACGTTCCTGGCCCGCGCCCAAAAGCTGGGCCGCGACCGCCCACAGCTCAGCGCCGACGAGTTGAAAGGGCTGCTGGCCACCGGGGCCGACCTGCTAGCAGAAAAGACCCCCGCTGAGGCTGATTTCTTAGATTTCGTTTACAAAAGCCACGCCCGCGACGATGTGGGTCAGTTCACCGTAGCCACCTGCGAGAGCCGCCTGAGCCAAATTAATAAGCTGGCCGCGTGGTGGGGGTGGGAGGGAGGCAAAAAGCCGCTGCCCGTGAGCCAGCTCACCGAAGAAACGTTGATGGACTTCGAGGCGCACCTGAAAAGCAAGCTCGGCAACGGCCCTGGCACCCGCCGCAAGGCGCTCGATATTCTGAGCATCTACATCGGCCGGGCTATCAAGCGCAAGGTGCTGGCCCGCCATGCCAACCCGCTCGACTACTACGACCTGCCGCAGCCGGCGCCTAAAAAGGTGTGGCTCACCGAAGGCGAGCTGCAAGCCCTGGCCAGCGTCAAGCTGCCCGCCAAGCAGCAGCTCGCCCGCACCACCTACTTTATTCAATACTACCTGCACGGCTCGCGCATCGGCGTGGTGCTGCGCCTCAAGTGGAAGCAGCGCGCCCACGGCACCGTTCGCTTTACGATGGACAAGGGCGACGGGGAGAAAGTAGTGGAAGAGAGCCCGCAGCTCACGGCCCTGCTCGATTCGTTGCTGCCGGCCGATGGCACGGCCCCCAACCCCGAAGCCTACGTGCTGCCTTGGCTCTACCACCGCTATGAGCAGTTGAGCCCGACCAAGCAGTTGCAGGAAATGAAAAAGGCCACGGCCCTTGTGAACATGAACCTCAAGCGGGTGGCCGCCAAGTGCGGCATTACGGCCGCGCTCAGCAGCCACAGTAGCCGCCGCACCTTGGCCGATGACGCCGACAATACCACGGGTGACCTGGGTATCGTGCAGGTAATGCTAGGCCACCACAGTCGGGCGACTACCGAGAAATACACGCGCGGCCGCCACACGCCCGCCGTGCAGGCCGGGGCGCGCAAGGTTTACGAGGGCCGGCCGATGCCCGAAATGGAAGCCGAGTAAAACACTGGTAAAACAACGGCCGGTTACCCACGGTTAGCCAGTGACCGATTGCCGCTGCCGGCATCGTCGAAGCATCGGTGAGCTACTTACCGACAGGACTAACCGAAACCCGCCTCCCTAACGCGACCACTAGTAATGCCTCTACGCTATCGTAGGGGCATTTTTCTTGGTATCTGGTAAAACATTAGTAAAACAACTGCTAAAATGCCTACCGAAACCCGCACCTTCATCGGCGAAACTGCCGGCGCCGTCGGCGATGGCTACGCCGGCTTCCGCATCGGCCGCGAATACCAACTCAGCTACACCAAGGAGTTTGACGAGGTACGCATCGTGCTCGACCATCACGAGCATGTGAGCCCAGGCGCGGGGCCGCTGGTGCTGACGAGTGCGCAGTTTGAGAAGTGGTTTCGGAAGTAAGGCCCTAGATTATCTAGGCGTTTACTTTGTGCTGTAAAAAGGTCACGCACAAAATACATTTATGGGAATAATTCGACTACTATTAGCTATTGCGGTTTTAATTGACCACGGTGGCCCGTTCTTTGGATTTCGCTTAATTACTGGCGCAATGGCCGTGGAGGCTTTCTTTATGATTTCAGGCTTTTACATGGCGCTGGTCTTAAATGAAAAGTACATCAAGGAAAACAGCTCCTACAGCCTATTCATTAGTAATCGATTGCTGCGGCTTTACCCTATTTACTGGGTTGTCTTGGCGCTCACCTTGCTGGCCAGCGTAACCCTGCTATTCGTCAAGGGCTACCCGCTCAAATTGGAGGCCTACCTGAATCAGCCCAACATGACACTGGGCACTTGCTTGGTGCTCATTTGGACTAACCTGCTATTGGTCGGGCAGGATGCGATTATGTTTCTCGGCATGAAGAAGGCGACAGGCGCGCTCTACTGGACTACCGACTTTCGCACGAGTAGCCCAATGGTCTATAATTTTCTTTTTGTACACCAAGCTTGGAGCCTGAGTATCGAAATACTGTTTTACCTGCTGGCGCCTTTTTTAATGCGGCGCCACACGGCTGTATTAGTGCTGCTCACGGCTGCCAGCATCGGCCTGCGCTTGTACTTGTATCGCCTGGGCCTGCGCGATGACCCTTGGAGCTACCGCTTCTTTCCCTGTGAGCTGGCCTTCTTCTTTATTGGGGGCCTAGCCTACCGCGCCTACGCCCACCTGAAAAGCAGGGTTATCTCGCCTCTCGTGCTGCGCGGCGCCCTGGCTTTGATACTGCTTTTCACGCTGACTTATCAGTTCATGCCAGCCACGCATTTAGTGCAGGGCTTGTATTACCTAAGCTTCGCCATCGCGCTACCTTTCTGCTTTATTCTCACCAAGAAATCAAAGTGGGATTATAAAATTGGTGAATTGTCTTACCCAGTTTATATCTCGCATTTATTGGTATTGCTGATTCTTTATTATCTAACTCCCAAGTTTGGAATTAGCGCAAATCTGCTCACGGGTAGTTTAATAGTAATTACTATTTTGTTTTCTGCCCTATTGGTGCGCTTCGTAGCCGACCCGGTTGAAGTACTCCGCCAGCGCCGGGTAAAGAAAGCGCCTGCCGTGCTAACCGCTCCAGCTGTATGAGCAGGTATTTTCTTTTGGTTGCCGGATTGCTGCTTTTCTCCTGCAACAGGCACCGTAGCATACCAGACCATAATCTGGTTTACCTTCAAATCGGCGACTCTATTACTGCTGGCGAAAAGAATACGCCAGGCCACACGCCGGGCGACTACGCAACGCAGGCGCTTGGCGCAACTACGTTTATCAAGTTGGGCTGGCGTGGGGAAAACATCAAGCAGTTCACTGTAGCGCACCGCCAGCAGCTACTCGACTCCTTAGCTAGCATCCCGGATGGGCACCGCATCGTGTTAGGCATCGCGTATGGAGCCAATGACTTAAACGTAAACACGAAAGAGCAAGCACTGGCCAACATCGTGCGAGTGGCCCGCTGGGCGCATGATACGGCGCACGTGGCGCAGGTGCTAATCGTACCCTGTCTAAATCGTACCGATAAATGGGGGTTTACTCGGGAGGCTGATGGCAGCGAGTCGCATCACTTCAATGAGTCGCGTCTGTGGCTCAACAAACAACTGCACAGCCAAGCCGCCGCTTGGCCCTGGGCGCGGGTGGCAAATGAATCAGATTCGCCGGCCATGTATGCCGATGACTACCCAGCTGATAAAAAGCGGTGCGCCGATGAAGTGCACCCTAATGACTTTGGTGCACAAGAGCTAGGCACGGGCACCATTGCCCACGGCATTGCCAGATTCAAACTCAAATAAAAAAGCCCCGGCCGGTCAGGTCGGGGCTTTTTTATTAAGGCTGCGTCCTAACCCCTAGACGACCGCCCACTTGCGGAAGGGAGTCGAACCCATGTTTCAGCGTGCAGCGTACTGCCAATTGTACTACGCCCAAAGGCGGCCGGACTCGAACCGAGCATTTACTGCTGATACAAATATAGTAGTAGGCCAGCACCCACTAAACTCACCACCCACACCGCCAGCCGCAGGTGCGCGGGCTCCATGCCCAGCTGGCCGGCCAGCCAGCGTAGGACCCGGTCGAGCACGGCCACGGTGCCGACTTTGAACAGCGGCTCAGCAGGCCGGCCCTCGCGGTAGTTGAACCAGGACTGGGCCAGATTCAGGCAGGGGTCGAAGAGCAGGGCGCGGGCAGCCGTGGCCGTAGCCAGTAGCAGCACCCCCTCTTTTAAGGAGAGGGGGGTGAGCAGGTAGGCCAGGTAGCCCACGATGAGCAGGTAGATGAGCACGCCGCCGTAGTGCAGCGCAGCGTGAATCCAATCCTTGCGCTTCTCAGGCACATACTCTCGGAACAGCCAGGTGATGATGCCCTGCTGGGCGGCGCTCAGGATGGTGTAGAGGGCAAAGAGTAGGGCGCTCATGCTAGTGCCCAGCCAAAGCCCACGCCTACCAGGCAGGCCACCGTAATGATAAGTGCGGCAGCCAAGGCCATGCCTGGCCCGAAGTCATAGTCACCGCTCGACTTGCGCGTGAGCGCCCATCCCCACACGGCGGCCAGCAGCAGCCCCAGCAACCACCAACCGGACAGGTTGAAATGTAGCATGAACAGCACCGGCAGGGCGAAACTGTAGGCACTACCCGCCGCGGGCGGCTGGTTCTTTTTGTTGGCCAGCCACACGGCCAGCGCGAACAGGGCCATCGTGGCTAGGGCGTAGGGAATGATGTACTTGGTGCCGTAGTGGCTGAAGGTGAAGTAGGAGCCGAGCACCCACACGGCAAAAATTGCGATTAAGGCTTTCACGTTACTATACGTTAGGTAGCCGGGCCAGCCAGCTATTAAGAAATACTTTAGAGGCGGCATCGGGCCGCAGGTTGAGCGACTTGAGCAGCGCCAGCACGTCGGCCGCAGGCGTGGCCACGCCCGCCCGGTAGCGGTAGAAGGCACGGCGCAGCTCCACGAAGGCGCGCAGCAGCTTCGTTTGGTCGAGCGAGTTGATGGCCGCCAGTGTCTTCGGGCCTAGCTGCCCGTCAACCACTAGCAGCGGCTTGCCCGCCACCTGGTTCGCGGCAAACTGAATCATGCGCGGCGGCCGGGCAGTGCCGGCGCTGGCGGCGTGGTCGGCCAGCTGCTCGGCGAGCGCCTGGCTGCTCACGCTATCGAGGTGCAGCGCATCCCAGTACAGCCTTTCGTAGAAGTTGCTGAGCGTGGCCTTCATGGTCGGCTCGGCGGCCAGCGCCTTGTTGAGCGCCGGGTAGCTGGCGGCGGGCACAGGCGAGTGCAGGCCCAGCTTCTTTTTGGCGGCATCGACCAACGCCCAGCCCGCCCACTGCGGATTGTAGGCGCGGGCTACGCCGCCGTAAGTTTCCGCGCCGGGGTCGGCGGGGTGGTCCACGTAGCCACCTTCGTGGCCCATGAGCTTCGGGAAAAAGAGCTTGAAATCAGCCATTATGCCAGCAGCTTTTTACGCCGCCGGTAGGCAGCAATGAGAAAAATGCAGCCACCCACCACCAGCACGGTGCCGACGCTTGCCACGGCGTAGCCCACGGGCTTGGCCAGCGTGGCCCGCCAGTCAGCTGCCTGCTGGGTAGTAGTAGTTTGCGGTAGCGTGTTGCCGTCGCCCTGCACAGCTGCCAGGTTCCCGCCGCCGGTCAGCGCGTTCAGCGTGGAGCTGTCGCTGGCTACCTGAGCGGGGCCGGCCTTTTTCTCGATGACGCTGGCCGTGGCCCCGTCGCCGGCGGCCACCTGCGCTTTCTTGCCGGCTACGGTCTGGTTGCCGGCCACCACGTTGAAGGTGCAGCCCTTGCACTTGCGGGGTAGAGATGCTTCGACTGTGCTCAGCATGACGGGCTTTGCCGTTGGCTTACTGCGGAACGGATTAAGCTTTTGCCAGAAGGCCACGCTGCGCCCTGGCTGCGGCTGAGCGGGCGGCATGGCCAGCGCCTCGTCGAGTGGGCGCGGGCCGCCGTCGCCTGCCAGCGGGGCGGGCATCTGCCCGCGGCGGTGCTTGGCGTCGAGCTTGGCCTGCGCCACGGGGCTGAGCTTCGGGGTGGTGGCCGCCGTGTCGGGCTGCCAGTAGCCGATGGCTTGGCGCTGCGCTTCCTTTTCGGCCTCACTATACTGAGGCAACGGCTTGGTAGCCGAGCAGCTGGCCAGGGCCAGGCAGGCTGCGGCGAGTAGGTACTTTCTCATGTGCAGAAAAGAGGGTTAAGAAGTGGCAGTAGGGTCGGTGGCCGGGTCGGGGCCGGCGGCCGGCGGCGGGGCGGCGCTGAGCTTTTCGAGCGTCTCGCCGATGATGGCCAGCACGAAGCCGGCGGCTGCGAGCCAGGCGTATTTTTCGGTAAGGGCGGCCGGGGCGCTCATGCCGCCCAACGCCTTGCACACGGCAGCGATGCGCTGTACCACGGCCGGCGCGGGCTTGTAGAAATTTTTGAAAGAGAACATCTTACTTAAAGAATTTTTCGAGTAGCCAATAAGCCGACGCCATTGCCCAGCCCACCACCACTAGCCCGCCAGCCGCTTTCCATTTGAGTTCGGTTACCATATCCGTGACCTTCTCAATGCCTTCGATGCGCTGCATCAGGCCCTTGGTTTGCATGGCGCTATCACCTACCAGGGTCACGAGCACGGCGTCAAGCTTTTTATTCTGGCCAATCACAGACGCTTGGTAGACCGCCAGCTCATCCATTAGGCGCTGCTGGTTCGTCTCTAGCATTTCTACCCGCGTTTGCAAGCGAATTATCTGGCGTTCATGCTCCTGTACCATAGCGGCTTCGGTGTCTGATGGTGGCATTGACTACAGCGCGGCAAGCTGCCGGCGCACCTGCGCCAGCTCGTTTTCAATGGGTGTGAGTTCGCGCTGCAAGGCGGCGATGCGGCTTTTGAGTTGCTTGCGCTGCTGGGGCTTGGTAAGCGTGGGCGTGGTGTGCTGCTCGAGCGCGAGCTTCTCGGCGCGACGCTGACTGGCGGCCACGATGCTGTCGTAGTAGCTAAGCGCGGGCGGGGCGGCAGCTGGCTTCGGGGCGGACGCGGGCGCCAGCGGCGGGCGTGCCTCGTTGAGGGCGTTGGCTTTGTGGAGGTGGCTGTGCATAGAGCAGGCAAGCGAAAGGATGGAACGGTCAGACCTGGGCAGTCCACTCGGCGCGCACGTCCTTATCGGCCGTGCCCCAGCAGACCAGCCGCAGGCGTATTTCTTTAGAGAGAATGGTGGCGCTCAGGCGCGAGCCGTACCACACCCAGGCGGCCGGGAAGCTGAGTGAGAGTGCTACCAGGGCGGTCGTGGTGATGAGTAGCTCTTTGCGGCGACCGGGGGCCAGGCCGGCTGTGGTAAAGGTGCTGGCCAGCCCCACGGTCACGGTTTGCACGTTATCGACCGAGTCACTGAAGTCGATGACAGTGCCAGCCAGGGGCGTCGGCACCAGCGTGCCCTCGTTGTAGAGACGGTTGCCCTGCAAGTCGAGGTCGGTATTGTAGCGCCGCCGTCCCATGCTAGCCTTGCACGACAACCGTGACGTTGCCCAGCGTTTGGTTGCTGGTGATGGTGAGCGTGTTGATGCCGGTCGGCCGCACGTCGAGCTCAATCTGCTGCTGGCCCTGGTAGCACACGCAGTGCATATCCTCCGCATTGGCTAGGTTCAGCCCGTGGGTGATGGGGGTAGCCGTGTTGGCTGCCAGGCTGCTCACCAGCACCCGAAACTTGCGGGCGTAGAGGAAGGCTGCCAGGAAATTGGCCAGCGTACCCGGCGAGATAGCCGTAGTCAGGTCGGCGCCGGCGTTGGCTTCAGCCTGCGTAGCCAGGCGCACAAAGCCAGCCAGGGCCTGGGTAGCGGCCTGCAAGTTGGCTTGCAGCACAAACCAGCCCGACGAGCTGCGTACCAGTTGGTCACCGACTTCGACGGAGAGCCCGCCCACTGTGCCGGCCTGAGTGGTGATGAAGTAGGTATCGCCAACGCTGGGGTTACCAGGCAGCGCGGGGCTGCTGCCAGCGTTGGCAATCTCGCCGCGCATCGTGGTCGAGGCCTGGATGATTTGCGAGAGGTCCACCCACTGCGTGCCGTTCCAGCCGCGGAAGGTGTTGTCGCTCGTATTGAAAACGACCTGGCCGGCGGCCGGCCCGGTGGGGTACACGGCGGCGTTTTCGTAGCGCGCGCCCAGCAGCTGATTTTTATTCAGCTGAATGTCAGTGAAAAAATTACGAGGCATACTAGGTCAGCACGGCCGTGCCGGTAACGGGTTGAGAGAAATTCAGCGTGATGCTGTTGAGGCTGTCGTAAGTCACGTCGGGCTCAATCTGCTGGCCGGCGTGGTCGTAGACCTGCACCGACACGTAGCGGCCCATGTTGTGCTCGATGGTGTAGCTCATCATGCTGGTGAAGCTGTAGCTCGGCGCGGGGCTGGTAAGCGAGCCGCTCGGGCCCGATGGCGCGGGCGCGGGCTTGGGTACGCTCATGGGCGGCGCTACTGGCTGCCCGCAGCCGCTGCCCTGGGGCCGGCTGTAGTCATCCGGGCGTCGAATGCCCTGCACCACAACTGACGGCGTGCGGCTGGGCTGGCCGGCGCCGCAGCACGTGGCCTGTGGGTAGAAGCCCACGAAGCTGGCCGCGTTGGCCGTGAGCCAGGCTGAGAGCGCCACTTCATGGCTGAGGGCGTCGCCGTCGTAGATGTTGGCTTGCCGGGCTAGGTCGCGCGTATCGACGGGCTCGCTGTACTGGCTGGTTTTGCGCACCATGCTGTTGCTCGTAGCCGTGGTTTGGGAGAAGGGCGTATAGCGCGCCATCGATGCGCAGGCCAGTACCGGTACCACTTCTTTCAGTAGTTCCGACCAGGGCGCGACGAGTGACGCCGTGGGGGTGGCCGCGGCCACCAGTCGCACTAGCTCGTCGTAGAGCGCGCCGGTGAGCAGCGGCCGCAGGCGGGTGCGCTGCACGGCCAGGATGTGCGGCCGCAAGCGGTCGAGGTCGAGCGACTCGGGCAGGTCGGCGAAGTCCTTAAAATCAGCCTTGGCTAGTAGCAGCGTTTCCATTCGGGGCGGGGGTAGCGGCGGGCGGGCCATCGACTTGCAGGCCCACTAGCTCCAGTATCTGTTTCTGGCTCATTGCATTGAGCACACCATTAGCCACCAGGGGCGAAAGCGTGCCGAGTGCTTTGAGCGTTTTCTGCGCTGGCGTCTCGGCATCCGTATCGGGTACCGGGGCCAGGCTCAGGTTGTCAATCGAATAATCGCCCGATGGGCAGATAGGCACATTGGGTTGGTCAGGCTGCTGGAAGGTGCTGAACACGTTGAAGAGCGTGCGCTCGATGCTGCGCTGGTTGGTGTTTACCACCATGTTTTGCACGTAGAGCGTGGCATCTTCCATCTCCTGGGTAGTGCCCAGCTTGCCGGCCGTGGCCTCACCGTAGAGCAGGGTAGGTATCTGGAACACGGCCCGGATATCCGCTTTCAGGGCATCGCCATCCGTCTGGTACCGCTTGCTGGCATCGGGGGCCGAAATGGTTTTGATGGTCGGCTCCATTGCTTGCGAGTCGGCGTAGAGCAGCATGATGCGGTCGCCGTCTTCGCCCACGAAGCTGCCGTATTTCACGCCGTTGGCGGCCATGACTTCGGGCGTGGGGTTCGACGTGCCATACTCGACTATAACCGTCTTATCGGAGTAGCCGCTGCGCACGTCGGTGCGCCGGCTGCGCTTGAGGCGCGCTTCGGTTTCCATATCCACTTCGGCCGGCTCGTACACCTGCTCGGGGTAGTAGCCGGCCTCGTCGAGAAACGAGCAGTATACTTCACCCGGATAGGCTTCGGGGCCACCAGGCCAGCTGGCGAGGCGCTTGGCGCGCTGCTCAGCTGGCTCGTTGGGGTCGAACACCAGGTGTAGGGTGGGCTTCTGCGTTTTGCCTTTCGAGCCGGGCACCTTGGGGTGCAGCTGCATCACGTAGTCGATACTGCCGTCGTCGAGCGGAATGCCCAGTCGCACGTTCTCGGTGGCCAGGTAGTACACGCTGTAGGGGTTGCCCAGTAGGTTGAGGTTTACTAGCAGGGCGTGGCCGCTGAGCTTGGATTCGCGGTCGGCCAGTAGCTTCAGCAGCGCGTCCATCGTCTGGCCGCGCGGGTTGATAACTGCCTTATAGAAGTCAGCGTCCTTGAGGCCGTTGCCCTCGATAAACTTGGCCTTGGTAGTCGTGCAGACTTTCCCCGTGCTGCTCGCCGCCAGCAGGCCCAGCAGCTGCTGCGGGCGCTGGTCATCCACGCCCCAGCGCACGTAGTCGCGGGTATCGACTACGCGGCGAGGCGGCTTGGCATCAATGGCCTTGATGGGCTGGCGGAAAACGGGCACGGGGAAAGGCTACTTATCGACTTGGGAATTACTCAGCAGCGGGAAGGCTAGCCCGCTTGGCGGCGATAGCTTCGCGCAGCTCGTCGTTGGTGAGGTCGGCCGCCGGCTCGCCACCTACCTCAGCGCGGTAGTAGGCTTGCAGCACCTCCTTATTGGCCCGGCTCAGACGCACGGGCTGCTCGCCATCGTGGTCGCCATCACCGTCGCCATCCGTTTTGTTGGGGTCGGCTTCAGCAGCGCCACCGGCCGAGGCGGTGAGGTTGGGCTGCTCAGGCGCGGCCGAGGCTTCGGGCTGGGTATAGCGCTCACGCTCTCGACTCTCCAGCTCGTCGACCATCGCCTTGGCCAGCTTAGTGTAGTCGAAATCGGCGGGTACCGTTTGAGCAGCGGCCGGGGCACTGGCGGCGGGCGCAGCGGTGGGCGTCTCGTCTTCAGCGTCGGGCGGCAGCGTCTTGAAGAACTGCGCCGCATCAGGGTCATTCTTGAGAATGTAGCGGGCGGCCTTGTCGGTCAGGTTGTCGTTGGTGTAGGCAATACCCAGGCCGTGCGGGGTATAGGTAAGCGTGTCGCTGGTAAAGCGAGCGGTTGACGTGGTTTTGTTCACGGTCAGGTTGGTTGAGGTGGAAGAAGAATCCTGCTGGTCGAGCCAGCGCTTAATCGCGTAGTAGGCCTTGCCCAGCTCAGCGGGGCAGGTTTCGCACACCGCATCGCGGCCGGGGTAGAGGGCCGCGTGCACGGCCGCCGTCTCGGCGGCGCGGATGCTGTAGGGCCCGGCTGCCACCAGCTGCCGGGCCCGGTCGATTAGAAGAAGCTGGCGTACAGCGGGCGCCAGCACGAGGTCAGTAGCCACTAGACGTACAGCGCTTCGAAGGCGGCTGCCGTGGCAATCGGGTCGATTACCGGCGTGGCGCCTGTGTTATCCATCACGGCAAAGAAGTCGGCCAGGCCTTTCTCCTTGGTCGAGACTACCGTGATTTCGGGTGCGCCGCCGGTGTCGGCGTTGGCGGTATCAGTGTCGGCCTTTGTTGCCTTGAGGCCCGCGTTGAGGCCATACACCAGGATGTTGCCGTTGTTGTCCTTCACCACCGACACGGTGGTGTCCTTTGCTAAATCCTCTACCGTCGCGTAGTCGGCGGGGTCGCTGGTGAAGGCCACCAGGTCCACCTCGTGGGCGTAGAGGGGCGAGCCGTACTTGGTGGGCGTGAGCTTGGCGCGGGCGTTGTTGCTCTCGCCCATCCCCACGAAGGGAAAGCCTTTCTTGCCGGCCTTCATGGTAATGGTCACTAGCTTGGGATTGGTCGCATCGCGCACGTAGCTGGCAATGTCATCTTTCCGAAGTTGGACGAGGGTGGTTTGCAGGCCCCCGGCCGGGGTCTCGCAGGGGGCGGGAATACCGCGTTTTACTTTGCCGCAGTCAGCCATTGGATAAGCAGAAAATGAGAAGGTGAGAAAAGAAAAAGGCCCGGCCGGATGGGCCGGGCCTCTCGAATTGCTTGGGAAGTCGCTGACTTAGAAGGCGGCGCGGGTGAGGAAAGGGCGCATCACCTTGGCGTCCATCTTCCAGTTGCCGCGCATGTGGGTGAACTTGCTCACGCGCTCGAACCACGACTCGACTTGCGTAGAGGCCGCATAGGAGTCGAAGCCCAACTGCATGTTAGCGTTGGTGGTGAGCACCGCGCGGTGCGGTAGATTGACTTTGCCGTTGATGAGAAAATCTTCCATCAGAATCTCGTCCCACTCATCGACCGGGCGCACGGCCACGTTGTTGTATTTGGGGCCAACTAGGCCGGTCACCTGCAATTCCCAGCTGGTTTCCAGGTTGCCGTTGCTCTGGCGGTAGTCGGCCCAGTTGTCGGCAATCGACTTGGTGCACTGGATGATGGGTGTGCCAAACTTGCCGCTGAGCAGCCGGCGGTCAGCGCCACGAATCAGCGACTTGAAGATGTCCAGCGACTCGCCGGGCGCTAGCTCCTGCGTGGCCGACTGGTTGGCGGCGATGGTATAGGCCCGCACCTTGGGGTAGGCGGTGGCCAGGGCGATGATTTGCGGCCACAACCCACGCAGCTGGTTGTAGTTCTTCACGTCATCAGCGCCACCCGTGAGCATGCCCGCCGTGATGGCGGGGTCGCCGAAATAACCGATGCGGAAGATGTCATCGCGGATAGCGGCCTCCATCATGTCCTGCACGAACTCATTCCAATAGTTGAGCGTGGTGTCGTCGCTCTCGCCCAGGCCGCTGCGGATTTTGATGGCCGCATTTTGCAGGTCAAGGCGCTTATAACCCACATCAAGGCCCCAGGCCATGAATGTGCCGTCGAAGTCCTCGCCGCACTCGGCAATCCAGGCTTCCAGCTTTACCGGGTCCCAGGTGAGCTTTTCCACGTCCATGCCGGGCGTAGAGGGTACCGTGCCGCAACCCGTATCGAGGTGCGTTACCTTCTTGAAACGCTTGGCAAAGAGGATATCCTCCTTGGCCTTGATGCCATCCGTGATGGTGAGTAGCTGCGTCAGGTCCGGGGACTCGATGACGGGCTCCAAAATCAAAGACCGGAAGTTTTCGGGGCCGTAGAGCAGGCCCTGGCCCTGGCGGGCACCGGCGATGATAGTGGCGTTGGCGTAGCGGGGTGCTACCACGATGGCCCCAAGCAGGCCGATAATAGCTAATTTATTGAGCATAAAATAATTGCAGAAAAGAGGCGAGAGTATTGGTAGCGCTACAGGCTACGCCTTTTTGAAGCGCGCTTCGCGGCGGGCCCGGCGAGCATCACCAGCGGCCTTGATAGGGTCGGCCGCATCCTTGTCCTCATCGTTGGCAGCCGCGGCACGGGCCGGAGCGGCCTTGCTGCCGATGCCAGCAGCGGCGCGGGTGGCCAGTGCGGTGGCATTGGAAATGCGTGTCTCCATGCCGCTTACACGAGTGCCCAGCGCAGTAATGGCCTCAATGACCTGCGTCATCGCCGCATCGCTATCGGCCGAGGCGGTAGCGCTGTCGGTGGTGGCCGGCGTAATAGCCGAGATGGCGCCGCTGGCCACCGTGATGGTGTTGCCGTCAGTGAGCACGTAATCAGCATCAGCTGCGGCCGCACCGTCGCTGGTTACCGCATCGCCCACAGCGTAGGCATCGCGGTCGCCGGTATCGATGCTGAGCGTAGCACCGCTGTCGGTAGTTACATCGAGGGCGGTAGCCGCCTCAGTTTCGGTAGCTTGTGCTGTGGCGGGCTTGCGCACGGCGGCCGTCATAACGGCCAAAGCCTGGTTGAATTTGGACATGAGTTGTTGAGCCCAGCCGGGCGTTTGGTCGGCATCGGCCGAAGTGGAAGCATTGGTAGCGGGCACAATGGCCAGGGCGGTAGCAGGCTGAAGAATCTGGGTGGCAAAGCCGTAGTCCATCAATTCTTGCCCGACGAGCGTCGTCTGCGCGCTCATGATTTCACGGAAGGCTGCTTCATCCACGCCGGCGCGCTCGACATACAAAGCCAGCAGGTCGGCCTCGCAGCGCGCCATCTCGTCGGCCCAGGCCTGCGCCTGCTCAGCCGTGGCGCCGTTGATGCCGCCCGTGGGCAGGTGCACCAAGCTTTCGGTGTGAGGGTGCGCAATGCGTACCGACCCAGCCAGAAAAACGGCGGTGGCGATGCTGCTGCACTGGCCAATAGCCTCAGTGGTGACCGTTACGCCAGCCATGCTACGCAAGTAGTCATGCATGGCCATGCCCTTATCGACTCGCCCACCGGGCGAATTGATGATAGCCCGCACCGCGTCGAAGGGCTTCTGGTATTCCAGCTGCATCATCACGTCTTCGAGCGTGGCATACGGGTACGTGTTACCCGCCTCACTGCTGTCGGCTACAATTGGCCCCGAGATATAGACTTTCGCTTCCGCCATGCACAAAGTTTCCGACGTGCAATAGGGCAAAATCCGGGTTTTGCGACAGCAGAATGACACTAAACGCAAACTGCGTTACGCTTTTGGCAACTCCGTTACGCTTTTGGGCCGTGGCGTTTGCAGCCCGCCGGGGCCGGGCGGGAACTTCGGGGTACTATGGCCGACCAAACCACCGAGAGTAT